GATGCTGTAGCTGACCAGTTTATCAAGCTCGAATTTGTGGTCTCGGGTACTGGCAGTGTTGTGCCGTTTGTTAACGGCACACGGTATTCGTCCGCGAAGTTGACAACCTTTCCTACCACTCTGATGACTCCTTCGTTGGCGAAGGTTCTCGGTGCAACCGAGGATAACAAGCTCACCACAGTGGATTGGATTAAATGTTACCAGCAAGAAGATTTAGTTCGCGTTGGTAGCGCCTAGAACCGTCTCAACGGTTGCCGCTCCTTGCCCCTTTCCCGCTCCCTACTGGTTGGGGGCGAGGGCGGTTGCCGTGGGACATTAACCAAAGGGAGCAACTATGGCTTTTATGACCGATGTCGATCAGGACCATGTGGTAAAAATCCTCCAGTGCGAAAACTCAGGGAAGATACCAAAGGAAGTGGAAGAGCTTTATGGTCGGTACCAGAAGGCCTGGAGCCGGTTGCTCCAGGTTGGAAACCTGCCCGTCCCAATCCTGATGAACATCTGCGTAGACGCAGCTCCCGAGTACCTAACCCCTCGGACTCACAGTGGTCCCCGCGTGGTGTTACCCGAGCGGCCCGAGGAAAAGGTCGCCAAGGAAGACGCTGACGTTAGTCAGGGTCACCCTATAACCTACGAGTCTCCGAGCGAGGGAATTATGACGGGCCACTTTATTCAGAAGACTAAGAACGGCATGTTCAAGGTCAACTTTGGCGAGGCGGGCGTCCGTATAATCTCACCGAAGAATGCGCATGTGCCTTCGCTTGACCCACCTAACCCTAACGTCGCGCAGGTAATCTAGTGGCAGATCTGTCAGTTGAATATACAGACATCCAGAAGGGTGTTGGGTTGATGCTTGGTTGGGGTAGAGATCCCGACGATTGGACTACCATTCAGGACAGCGATTTTGCGTTGGTGTTGGCGTCTGGGCTCCGCAAGTTTTACGGGGTCTATGACTGGTCGTTTTTGAAGCCGAGGTACACGGTCACGACTTCGGCTCCTCATTCCACTGGGACGATTGCAGTGGCCAGCGGGACAGTTACTGGGTCTGGAACTCCAAATTTTCCAACCGCCTCTGCCGACTACTGGCTGGTGGTTAGTGGCAAGCGGTACGAGGTGACTGCTTACACCGATTCTACGCACCTCACTATTGCTGACACTTCGCTGTCTGTCGGTGCGGGCAGTAGCTACTCTCTCACTAGATACAAGTACACACTCCCCTCCGGCTTCGGTGGTTTTATTGGCCCACTGACCTACGCCCCCAACCAGTCTGACTACTATCGTCCTGTCGAGATGGTAGATGATTACACGATACGCGCTCTGTACATGACAAATGTCCTGGACAACGCCACCGAGATTGTTAAGGCCTCTGTAATCCCCAAGTCATTCACAGCAACCCTGGGGCAACAGTGGGAGTTGCATACTTGGCCCGCCTCGTCGTCTGCCATGGATCTCACGGGTAACTACCGTGTTGTCCCGAACGACCTTGATGCAGTAAACAAGTATCCCCTTGGTGGTGCCCAGCATGGCAATACTATCCTGTATTCCGTCCTCTCTGAGGCGGAGACTCGTCTCTGGGATAATACGTCAGTGTCGTATGGTTCTCGATTCCAAGAATGTCTACAAATGTCCATCGCCTACGATCAACGGCAAGGTGCGCCCGAGACCTTGGGTGTAATGCAGTTCCCCGGTTCCTCAGGCCTGTCAGTGCGAGGTTCGCTCGCACAGGAGATAGCGCTCTATGAGGGACATGAATCTTCAATCGTATAGGAGCAGAGACATGGCAACCGGCCATAGAATTAACACAGACCTGTATAACTCGGCAATGTCTGCCAGTAACATCATCAACGATCCTGGTTCTGCGGGGACGATCAAAGTCGACATCTCAGGCGGCATCTGCCATGTCGATTCCGATAATGGTGTAGCTCGCACTCTCCAGTCTCCACTCACTATTCCAGAGGGCGTGGAGGTGACATTGGTGACGGCTGGGACTGGTGGCACCCTGGATGTTGCTTACGATGGCAAGGTCGGGGCGTCGGACACTACCTCCATCCAAATGGACACTGCCACAGACTGGATACGCCTTATTGTCCTGGAAGTTAACGCTGTCAAGGACTGGTATACCCTCGCCTCGAATGGGGCTGTTACTGCATAATGCCTAAGCCCCAATTCTTGACAATATCGCCGCCACTAGGCGGCGTAGTCGAGTCTACGGCTTACCAATCGCAGCCTCCTTACACTCTGTTCGATGGCTACAACTGCTGGCCCAAGGATTCGGCTTACCGCGACCGGCTGAGTACACGGCCCTCGGTGCGCAATTTTGCTACCGGGGGAACGACCACCGTAGGCTCTGCGGAGAGTGTTCGGCTATTGGCCGAGGTGAACTACGCCACGGCCTCCGAGACGACCCGCTACCTTGTGGCGGGTGCGGGGGGAACTCTGTACAAGCTGGCTACAGCCGCTGGTGGTTGGACGGCAATATCTTCTGACTTAGCGATTAGTTCCGCAAATCCTGTCCAGGCTTCTCCGTTCGGGAACAAGCTATTCATCGCGGACTGGGATACGCCTGACTCTAAGACCAGCGGTACTGGTGGCGTATTTGGGTTGAAGAATAGGTTTAGTATTAGTGGTGAGATAAAGACCAGTGGGACTCAGTTTGACGATGTCGGACTTGACTGGACGACGGTCTGTTCACCAGATGACCTTCTTGTCATCACTAGCGGAAACAGCAAGGGTGTTTACAAAATTGCAGCACGAACTGCGACGGAACTGACACTTCCTACAACTTTATCAGATGAGACGGGGTTGAGATACTATATCATTGATGACCCTACAACTGCGGCACTCGTAGACACGTTTGTGATACCAGACAATCAGGAGTGGGCTGCCTCTTATGCCGACAACCGCGTGCTTACTGTGGTCGAAGGCGACTCTGCTGGGGTTTATGCGATAACTGCGGTGACAAATGACAGTCTTACTGTCAGGGAATTGAACGGTGATGCTCTCCCTAGCGAGAAAGGATCTGCGTCTACTGCGTGGGCCATACCTCGTTCTGCCAAGGTTCTCGACTTAGAGGCTGGCACCTTGGCGAGATGGGACGCGACTGATGCAAAGGGGGTGGTACCGCATGGCTGCAAGATGATCACCACTTGGCAAGATCGCATTGTCATGGGTAACGATCAGGTGCAGCCTCATGTCTGGTATATGTCCAGGAATGGAAGTGCCTACGACTTCCTCTACGGGAGCGAGGACCTGGGGAGTCCGGTGGCCGGAAACCTCTTTCAGGCTGGGCTAATCGGAGAGCCCCTTACGGCTCTCCTCGCACACAATAAGTCCTGCCTGTTATTTGGGGCCGAGGATTCCCTTTGGATTATGCGTGGTGATCCCATGCAAGGCGGTTATATCGAGAGGCTCTCTGATGACGTAGGGATTGTCGGCCCTTATGCCCACACTAAAACCGATAAGGATGCGACATACTTTTTGTCACATGTGGGCCTCTACATGATGCCAAGCGGGTGCGGGGATATCCCTACTCCCGTGAGCCGCGACAAGATTCCCACGAGGGGGCCTATCCAGTGGGGTGGTGACGATACTCACATGGCGTTTGACGCGGTCCACAACGGTATCCTGATGTCGAACCTGGAGACGGCCACGGCGACTTTTACCAATATTTGGTATGACCTGAAAAATGGCGGCTTCTGGCCGCTTGTGTTTGGGGCGGGGCGGCAGGTGCGTCGCCTCTTCAACTGGCAACCCGCTGCTGGTCATGCCCTCCGGCAGTTCCAGGGGTCGCTGATGATGGGCGGTCCAGACTCAAAGGTTTGCAGGTTTGACGGCTCTCAGACTACTGACGAGGGCGGTGTTGCGGTGACCGCTAACGCCATGATTGGGCCAATTAAGATCTCGCAGTCGTCTGCAACGTCTGCGCTTATTCAGGAGATTCGCCCTTCCGGTGGGGGCGAAACAATAGCGTGGACAGGCACTGTTACACCTAAGCTTTATGTGGGTAAGAATGCTGGTGCGGCTGCGAACACCTCGTCGCATAGTATTACGTTGAGTGACTGGGGTGGTGCCGCCGGGTTCAGCTCCGAGAATCCCCGCGCGTCTGGGGCTGCTGTGGTGCTCTCGTTGGCTACTACTTCTGGTCATGGTGCGTGGGCTTTTGATGAGGCGGTGCTGACGATCATTCCGCTGGGGAGGGCGAGATGACACTATACGGCGGCAGAAATCCGTTCCGGGTGGGGCAGTGTGCGCCGGAGGATGTGGATCATAATATGCGGCTGCTTTCGCAGCTACATGATGACCTTGGGAATCCATATCCTGGGGGGCCTTATGTGTCGTCGCAGGTGGGGGGAATGGTTCCATTTAAGACGACTGGGGTTTTTGATGTAAATGGTACTCCGGCTAATGTCCTCGACTCCAATGGTGTTCCAACCGGGGAGACCATCACTGTCTGCGATACACTAGGCAACCATGGCGATGCGCCTTCAAGTACTTCTG